GATCAATTTCGAGTGATTCTGTAGATGTTAAAGTATTAGACCCTATACTTTCCGACATTATACTATATTATATTATTTTCTTTTTCTTTTTCTTTTTTCTTCTACTATTTTTTCTTCTACTATTTTATCTTCTAATTTATCTGCCATTAATGTTCCATGAGAACTATTATATAAAACTAATCCACCCTTTTTAACAAAAAATTTTTTAAAGTATTTAGATTCATGATCAATAATTTTTTTAAATAAATCTTTATATGCTTCCATTTTAGAATATAGTGCTTCTCCCAAAGTTTCAACTTCACTATCGCTATGTAATATTATTCCCACAGAAGCTTCTGAAAAATCACCACCTTTCTTTTTAAATTCATCATACAAATCCCTTATTTCTTTGTCTAGAGATAATTTACCTGCTTCTCTTTCATCGCTATCTTCCGTTGATGTAGAAAGATAAGGACTACTATCCATAATACTATCCATAATACTATCCATAATATAATATATTATTACATTAAAAAATATATTAAAGAATATTCTTTTAATTATAATTATTATGATTACATTTATTATTAGTTGTGGTGAGGTTGAAAAGACATATGAATATTCGACGGAAGATAATATAAATAGATTAAAAATGGATATAATTAAAGGTTTTGAATTATCTTGTGATTATATTGATTTAAATATAACAATAGAAAGAGCGATAAGAGTATTGGGTAAATTTAATATGGAGCCCGGAATATTACCAAGAAGTATGGATATGTATCCATTTAATAGATATGGAATTGATGATAAAACTATAACAGCAGAATATATTGAAGTTAAAGATTATAAACCTTTCATGCTTACAAATCCTAATGTAAAAACGATAAAAAGAAACAATTCTATAAAAACTGATAATAAAATTTTTAATTTAAATTCAGAAGAAGATTTCCCTTCTCTTTAATTATAACTTGTACTATATTTATTAATGTACTCTTCTATTTTTCTTTCTTTTAAATTAACAATATTTTCGATAATTTTAATATAGTTATTTTTTTCATCTGTTTTTTCACAAATATCTATGAATTTAAGTATTTTAAATATAATATCTAATTCATCATCTTTCCAGATAGATTTAAATTCATCTAAAAGGGGTGATTCTTTAATTTCTTCAAATTTATCTATATCTTTTTGAGATAGTATATCATCAAACATTTTACTATAATGTTTTAATGTATGTGATATGATACTATCTTTATCATAGCTATTGATAAGTTTATTAAGTCCATTTTTACATAATGTATAAAAATATATATTTCTTTCTTCTTCTACTGAATACCATTCAAATGCTTTCATAAATGGATTATATAAATTATGTAAATCTTCTCTTGTGTCTCCATTATAATTTCTTATAATACCTTGATAATAATTGGGTTCATTATAAGATATTGAATTATTGTATATTGAAATCTTTGTTCCTTCAATTTTATAATTTAGTAATATCATTCTCATTATAGAACACATGGGTTCAAGTATTATGTTTCTTTTTTTTTCAAAATTATAAGATGATAATAGATTTATTATAAATTGTTGTGGTTGAAACTCCATTATATAATAGTTAAATTAAAATATTTTTTTAAGTTTTTAGAAGAAAGTATGTTTTTCTTTTTCAACTTTTAATTCAAGGAGTTTTATATGATCATCCATTATAAGTTTATTATTAGTACATGCAATTTCATTTGATAAATATTGACTATCATATAATATTCTTTTATCATAATCAGATAGAGTATCGTGTGCTTGTGTGATTAATTTCATTTTTTCTTCTGAGTATTTATCGTTTGGATTTTTATCTGGATGAAAGCGTTGTGATAGATTTCTGAAGCTTGTATTAATTTCTATTAATGTTGCGTCTTGTGGAATATTTAAAACATTATAAAAGTTCATTTTTATTAGATATATATTTTAAATTTGAATTTTATTTAAAAATAATATAAAACATAATAACATATATAAATGATTATTCCAGTCAGATGCTTTACATGCGGTTCTTTGATAAGTGATAAATGGGTTCCTTTTATATCAGAAACAGCAGAACGTAAGAATAAGTCAAGTGAAAAGGTGAAATCTAATTTGGATATTGAATATATAGATATTAATGATGAAGGACAAATAAAGAAATCAATTGAGGGAGAAGTTATGGATGAGTTGGGTATTCATAAGTATTGTTGTCGAAGGATGATTTTAGGAAACGTACATTTGATTTCTTATATTTAAAATATTAAATAATAATATAATGTCTTCTAATGATGATAATAATGAAATACCTGGTTATTTAAATAAAAAGATATATTCTGATATTGATATTGAAAGAAACTTAGTTAAGAAAGATGAACCTAAAAGAGGACCAACAATATTAGATTTAAAATTAGAAGAAATAATAGAAAATATGGTAAATGTGGTGGCTAATTTTCAAAAAGATTATATATATAAACTCTATGAAGTTGATTTAGAGTTTAAATTAGAGAATAAAGATAATAATTTTTTTACTAATTTAAGAAAATATCTATTTGCTTTTATGCTTTATATGGGTGATAAAGATAATATGTTGTATATTGGTATTCTATTAATAATTATTTCAATAATATTATATTTCTTTAATATAACTATATTACAACATGATGAACTTCCCGGAAATAGATCTTAAAAATGATAAATTATTAATCTCTATATTTTTGATAGTTATTTCATTATTATTTTTTAATGTTCTTGAGATTAAATCTTTGATATCAATAATGGTGATAATATATATAGTTATAAATTATACTGATTTTAAAAATAAATTATCACATGATTTATTTAATAAAGAAGATAAAGTATCTGTTAATTACAATAATAATATTGAAAGATTATTAAATAAGATTAAAAAATATAAAAAAAGAGATAAAAATGGATATAGAAGTGGAATGAAATATTGGCATAAATTTATTGAGACAATTAAAATATTAGAGGATAATAATACATATAATTACAATCAATATTTTGAAAATGCTCAATTATATCTTAAAGAATCAATAAATACTTTTCAAAGTTTATCAATTAATTCTTATGATGAAAAATATATAGATGCTCTTAAAGATGGAGACTTTAATGAAACAAAAGAAATGAAAGAAATAAGTGAAATAGCTGGCGAATTAAATAAAGAAGGATATAATATTTTGTACAATTTATCAATGGAATTAAATGATAAATGGAAAAAAAATCCAAATATACATACAAAAGAAATAGTGATGGATTATCCTTTACCAATGAATGATGATAAAGGTAATTTTAATTTTTATCCTTAGTTTGAATAATGTGAAAAAATTATGATATATAATATGGATAGTGTTTTTTGTAAAGATTTAAATAATCTTAAATATAAAAAATTAAATAATAATCATTATTCTTTTTTAGAGGAAAATCATAAATATGATATTAACATTATTTATGATTTATTAAATTCTCAAGAAGATTATAAAATAAGAAATTTATATCGATATTTGTACTTACGATCAATTAAATTAAATAGAATATATTCTGAATTAGGTATTTTAAATATATATAAAGAAGAAATGGATTCAGTAACTTTTAATGAATTAATGAATTCGTATATTAATGGAGATAAAATAAAAGAAATAATAATTATAAATTCTATACTTTTTTATTATTATCCTTATTAATTGAATATAAGGTTCATTGAATTACTTATACTTTTCTTTTCAGATTGGAGTTCTTTTTTTCTGAAAAGTTTTAAATTTCCTTTATTTGAGTTATTATTAACTTCATAAATATCATCACAATGTTTTATTGGTAGAATAGGAGGTAGTTTAATATCATATAGATCATTATTATTAAAATTTTCTCTATATTGTTCAATTGTTAAATGTCCACCAAATATATTTAATAATAGTTTATCTGGGGCCATTGTAACAGGTTCTTTTTTTGAATAAATCATATTATTGTAAAGATTTATTAAAGAAGATATTTCAAAAAATTTGTCACTAAATTTTTCTGAAGCATATCTCATAGAACATTCTGGAGAACAGAAATCTCCATAAGTATAGAATACCCCATTAAAATATTTTAATGGAAGACCATGTACAGTTTCGTGAAAATCATGACAACAATTCCAACATACCGAACTTTTATTGTTTGATGAATTAACTTCATGATTTACAATTTCATTTCCATAACCGGATATATTCTCAACAACTTCTTCGCTCGTGTCTATTTTAATTATTAAATTCTTGATGATTTTATTTTCTTTCTTTTTTTCGGTTGGTTGATTTAAAACATTTTTGGGTTTCCTTCCTCTTTTTTTTGGTTTTTTTTGAATAGTTTCATCCATTTATAAATAACATTAATTATTTCTTTAATATTTAATCATCATTTTTTTGAGGAAATAATGGATCGAGATGATTGTTTGATAAAAATTTATATATTACTAGCCAAAAAACCATAATTCCTAATATTAAAAATAATGTTGTTTGAATAAAAGAAGCACTAATTAATGAAACCGATGGATTATTCATTGTAAAAAGTATTTGTACAATAACTTGTACGGTTACTGTCCTTACAATATCATATAACATTGGAAGTGATTCATCATTATAATTTGTGAATTCTTTTAATTCATTTAGTATATCCATATTATATATATTAGTATAAAAAAATATTAATAATTATTCGTTATAAGTTTATTTTACAAGTTTATTATATTCATATTTTATAAATGCAAGAATTTCAAATTCAGTCTAATATACCTGTACTAATACTTACTATTGCTTTAATAGTAGTTACTGTACTTGGATTTTTAGAATTTAAAAAATTGTCAAATAGAATTGATTCATTGGTAAGTAATATAGACTCTTTAAAAGGAAATGATAAAGAAAATGATGAAAATGATAAAAATGATAATTTAGAATTATCAAATATTTATTCTATGGAACCTGATAAAATTAAAGAAAATATTGAAAATCAAAATAGTCCCGAAATAACTAAAGATAAATATGAAGATAAATATGAAGAAAATTATGAAGAGGAAATAAAAACAAATGAAAATAAAGTTAGAGAATATATAGAAAACGCAGAACCACCTCAATGGGGAACAAAGAGTTTAATAATTTCTCAAACAATTAAAGCAGATGATTTTACAATTAGTAAAGAAGAAAAAAATGATATAGAAGAAATTAATAGTGAAAAAAATAGTGAAAAAGATAGTGAAAGTGAAAGTGAAAGTGAAAGTGATAGTGAAGGTGGAGAAGAAAAGAAGTATAGTTCTGATTCTTCTTCTGATAATGGATCGGAATATTCAGATTCTGAAAAAAAAGAAATGATTAATATTTCTGATATGTTAGATAATACTAATGGAATAATAGAATCTGCGGGACAAACGGATACTGTCCAGATGTTATTAAATGGTGTTGAAGGAGAAGAATTAGAAAAAGAATTAAATGTTGATTTACAATCAACTGAAAATATTAATGCAGATGTTGATGATAGTATGTCTGTAAATGAATTAAAGCAAATATGTAAAGAAAAGGGATTATCTGTGTCTGGAAATAAGGGTAAATTGATTTTAAGAATTAAAGAAAATAAATAAAAAAAAATATATATATTATTATAAATGGATAAAGTACCAGATAATTATAACCAAAATTTTCCAGCAAGAATGTCTGATGGGCGTTTCATGACTGATTATTCACCAAATTGCGATAGAAATCTTTTTTATCAAAGAACTATGACTAGTTGGCAATACAGAATGTTTTTAACAAATATGGCTGATTCTATTTTAGAAAACGAACATAATATGGATCAAGAAGAATTTGGATGTGATGATTGTTCGAAAAATGTATTTATTCCTAAAAATGAATATGAACAAAAATGTGATGGAACAAAATGTAATGTAAATTTAGTTAATCAAAATGGTCAAGGAATTGACACTAAATTTGTTTAATTATTGCTTCCAACGATTATGACACTTCAAACACGTAATAAATTGCGTCATAGGTTCATCCGC